CCACAGGCCTCTCGAATTTATGGGTCATTGAAATCAACGTGGATTCGGTCTCCGAAGTATCGATATATTCGATGATGGCCTGTGTCGCCTTCAAACGCCGGAAATCCTGAATCGTATTTACACGCGCGACATCCTCCGTCACCTTCTGTTTTGCGGACAACGCAGATGTATCATGCGCACGACCATAAAGCTCATCGATGGTATAATAATTACAGTGTGCCGCCTGAAACGTCGGGTCCGACTTCGCGGTAAATCCCGTCGTCATTTGCTCCCACGACGCTTTCCCTCCGCGTATCATTTCCAGGATTTCGTCTTTATCGTAACTCGGCCGCCCCGTCTCTTCATCAATATAGAAAATAGGCCGGCAAAGACGCCCCGCGTCCGTATAGATATGAATTTCATTGTTTTTAATATCCCACCGACAACTGATATAAATCGGGATAAGCGCATTGCGCCGGTGAAGTCGAATAAGACGCATCGTTTCCTCTGGCCGAGTCACCGCACCCACCCACGTCCCATTCACGAACACTTTCGTCGTATAATACAGGAACATCCGTGTGCTTTCTTCCAGGAGATGCATCTTCACGACTTCGCGTAACCACTGCATCATAGGATACGCCGAGCAGTGATTCGTAATCCGCGTCCCGAATGCCAGATGTTTATGAAATCCGATATTCGCACCATCCGGTGAATCTACCGGGTCAATCATGCCCCACTGCGACCCGTGAAGCATACGCGGTTTCACGATTTTCGCACTGCTATCCATCGGCAGGTTGATTTTACGCAGATGCGAGAGAAACGAATTATAGGACAACCGATTCAAGTCCTGAATGACCCCAATCCGTTTCGTATGCTCCGTTGCGCCCCAATTCCCTTTAAATGCTTTTTTGAATCCGTTTTCAACGATGCGTTCGCGGAAGAATTCCTGGTAGTTCATCTGGATAAGACCGACGAAATTCTTCTCGTATTTCTTCGGGTCTTTGAAATATTCGCGGTCCATCGAGAGACGGATATGCTGCTGCTGAAGTGCATAATACTCCTTGAATAGGTCGAAAATGAGTGCCCCGCTTAATTCGATACGCTTGAATTTGAAACTGTCGCGGTCGGTGGGTGCGTCGATTTTGAGAGATACACGGAGAAGTTTGTATACCATATTCCCGAGGAAATACGCCTTCTGGATATAATTCGTCTCGCCCACCTGGGGCAGGAAATAGTTCATCAGGATATCGTGGACTTGCGGGATGGTTTTGGATTTAGTGAGTGTCGCGATGAATTTAATCGCACCTTCCTGTGTGAATATCTTGTTCGCATCGTGGATGGAGGGGATGAAATTATCGAGGAGTTCAGCGTTTTCATCGAGGTCAAGCAGACAGAATTCGAGGATATCGCGGTCGGAAATGACGCCGAGAGCACGCATCACGATGAAGAGTGGGACGGGTGAACGCACATTCGGGATATTCACGACGATTTGTTTGTTCGTGAGGAGGCTGGTGGGTGCGACGATACGCACGGACAATGTGCGCTCGGGTTTGGACGCATCCTCGCTGACGGTGCGAATATCGGCAGCGTGCGTGTACATATTGTCTTCGTTGTTTTCGCGGATATAAATCATATTATCGGCGAATTTCTCCTGCGAAATAATCGTCTTTTCCTTGCCGTCGATGATGAAATACCCGCCGTAGTCGTTTTTACACTCGCCCATATAAAAACGGGCTTTCGGTTCCAGGCCATGTAAAATACAGTGATTGGATTGAATCATGATGGGGAATCGGCCGAGGAGAATTCTCTCGAGTGTGGCAGTTGTAACCTCGATGCGAGACCCGGTGCCGCCGCCGCCGCCGCCGCCAGCCTCGCCCGGAACCGCGATTTTAAACACGACATCGACGTCATAATGAATCGTGGTTCCATAGGTCATATTGCGCAACCGTGCCTCATTCGGGAACATATAATGTTCGCGATCGTCGTCGTAGATGACCGGTTTTCCGAAATAAACCTTGTCACCATTTTTTCCACCTAAATATAATTCACAGCGAAGATTGAACTCTTGTGTATCTGGGTCCTGCTCTTTCTGGAGGATAATAGGATTTCTCTCGCGGAATATCTTGAAAATCCCTTTCCCGAAGAAATCATTGTAGGAGTCTATGTGGTGACGAATCATCATTTGAGGGTCGTCATTGAATAGACGCTTGATTACCTTCCACGGAAGTTCTGGGTCGGAATCCATACTTCGTATATACTTCTATTATATAATCATAATGAAAAATGTTTATTATGATTTACGACATGAATGAATGAATGAATGAATGAATGAATGAGCGCGAATGAATGAGCGCGAATGAACGAATGAATGAATGAATGAATGAATGAGCGCGAGTCTAGAACCGCATCATTCCACCAAACGCATCATTGTTGCCTTGAAGCTGGATCGCGACACTGGCCTCGTTTAATTTGCCCGTATTCTTGATTTCGGTTGCGACGAACATCAAAACCAACAATAGCATAATATATGGAAGCAGAACAATAAACCACGAGACGCGTTCATAACCGCGCGAGCATAATATATCTAAAAACCACGTCCATGCGACAATAAACACGATTTTAACGATAAAGACCATCGATGTATTGGCGACATTACAGCTCACATTTCCGAAACAATAGGAATGCGTATTTTGGATATTATCGAATATCATAAGGAATAGCGAAATGACGGAAATGAAAAAAAACACAAATGCGGGGGTACATAATGAGCGAATACGGGTAATGACATCCATATTATTGTATATAATTATACACACATAATAATATACTAAACAACGTCCGTCCGCCCGTCGCGTCCGCTTACTTCAACGCAATCGGTTCTCCTATAGGCTGCGACGTTGGATTGGCCGACACAAACCCGGTCGCGGCACCTTGTAACCCATGAACGATACTAGATGGTGTCTGTAATGCGGAATTCAACGTGATTTTTGTGAGTTCCGGAGCATATTCCATCGCTCCGCCACCATTCTGGCACGCAATCCTGCGCGATTTACGTGCGGCCTTACGCCGAATCTTCGAGTCACCACGACCGCGACCGCGACGACGACCCGCGGTCTGTGCTGCGGAATGCCTTTCAACAATCGCATTACTCGCCTGGGGGGGTGCTACAGTAGCGGTATTCAGGGCGTAATGATTGCCGTTGATGGAATGTGGGACGGGGTCGCCGCCGGCCGTTTGATGATGAACATCGCTTGGCCCCCATGCCCACCCGCCAGTCATACTCCCACCGCCCGTCTGGTTTTGGCATCCACGCTGATGCCATTTGTGTGATTTCTTTTCTGTGCGTCCACCATTGCGACGGCTACGCCCGCGACTCTTCTTACTACTACTATTACGACGACGACGACTAGCCATTTGATATATATTATTATTATAAAAAATACGAATACTAATAATAAAAAAGACTAGATTGACAATCAATCTACGCAGCGGCGGAGCATTTATGCGACGTCGAAGCGGAGCATTTATGCGACGTCGAACCCGTTAAACAATATCTACATGCGTCAACATATGCCGGCGGCAGCACATCTTTGTCAGCCCCAATGTGTCCATAACCTCGCCTTCCGGCGTCTTGTCGATATATTCCGCGGTCAAGTAGATAACCTTGTCCACATCGAGATCGCGTGAAAGCTTTATTTTACGCACTTCGGCTAAATAGTATCGGTATTTGTCGGCGATAACTTTGCCGCAAGTGAAGCATTTGACGGGGATGATCATGGCGGATGAGTAACGAATGAAGTGAGTAACGAAGTGTATTGATATATGATAACATATTGTTTTTATATATCAATTTTTTAATCATCTTTATGAAAATCCCGAACCCGTTATTTTTGACGCTAAAGTATATTTTAAACCAACGCTACTATTATCTTGATTAATTTTTTCTTTAAGGTCTGGATCAGCATTGAGGGCTTTCATTAAAGCATCGTCTCTATCCCAGAATGTAGTATCACCCTTTTTGTATTCTGTCAACTTTTGGAGTTCGGGTATCACCTGGGTATTCCTTAACCACACTCCATCCGGCTGGTTTGCCCATTTTACAAATCCTTCTGATAACTGATCATTATCAAATCCGTTTTTCCAATCACCCCCCCCCCTCATCACCTTCCGACTCTTCCTCCCACGACGCAACTTCCGCTTCGTCTGCTTCCTACGGCGTCCGCCGTTCTGCGACTGTGTCTTCGAATTGTATTTCGGCATTTTATACTATAAACAAGGAATAAAATACGTTGTCACATCCCTCGTTTTTATTACTACAATGGGTTATTTCATATATTTCACGTCCTGATCGCACCTTTATTCATACAACCGCGCCCACCAACGCACTGTCCTAAATAATAATAATAATCAATATCGCGTGCCTGGTTCTGGTTATCCACGCGATCAAATGGCGTCTTTGAATTCCCCGCCACACACTTCCCAGGCACCTTCGAACTTTGCCCGCTAGGGTCCGCGACATTCGCCTCCGCCGTATTCATAACAACCGTCGGATCATTATCGCCTTCAAACCCGACGTATTTTGTCCATCCACAGCAGCACTTCGTCCCGCACATCGTCCGCGACGTGACTGAATTACACGCCTTCTCTAAATCCTCCGGCGATTTCTGGTTCATGACACAGAATTTATCGCTACATTTCGTATGAATATTCTCCAGTTCTGCTTCGGTGTATTTCGACCCGAATGCCTCTTTAAGTTCATTTCGGATGCTTAATGCGGGGACGGTCCATGGGACGTCGGTGGGGAGGGTGCGGGCCGCGTCGAGACCCGTATTCGGTTCAATATAAACCGTTCTATCTACGAATTCCTTTTTAGGGCCCGTTACGCCAGCGGCGCTGGTTGCACTACTGCTCGCGAATTCAATATATAAGATACCTCCCAACAAAATAAACACAACTACTAGAATCGTGCTTATATTCTTGAAAAATGATTCGCCTAAACTTGTGCCTTTAAATACCGATACACCGCTTTCCGCGGTGGAAGTAAAGAATCCGCCCACGGTTGATGCGCCGGAAACAGATGCGTCTTTGATTGCGGTCAATGCGTTTGATACGTTTTCCATTGTTTGTTATCAATCCAGTTACATTATGATTAGATAATATCATTACGGTGCATGCGTCGCCGTGGTCGCTCCGGCTCCGGCTCCGGCTCCGGCTCCGGCTCCCCGTTTCGCCACAATCCGCACACCCTTCCCCGTTTTCACTTTCACATGTTCTACTCCCGTCGTATGAATCTCGCGATGACAGTCTTCGCATATCGACGCCAGATTCGCCGGATGGTTTTTATGAATATGCCCGATGAAATTGTCAGCATCCGCGTTCTCTTGATGCTGTAGATGGTGGATTTCAGTCCCGCGCGACTTTTCGCAGAGTTCGCATAACCGCCGCAGTTTCGCCGCATTATACCGTGACGGCGTTGCGTCATCTAAAATACTCGCCGTCGGTGTTTTCGTGCTTACCCCGCGATATTTGACACGTATCATATTCGCATTTTCCAGGAAATCGTCTGGCAAGTGGAGCGACTTACATACTTCAAGTCCATACATACTTTCGCCCGCGCCGTCCTGGAGTTTCCGGTCATAGACGAGTGTATCGCGTGCCTTATCATAGAATACACGCATATGGGCGAGACGAAGACGTGCCGACGACATCTCCCGGATTTCGCTATACCCGGCGATTTCATGTAGATGCGTGGCAAAAATAAACGAAGCACCGGCGCGATACAGATGCTGTAACCCCGCTACGAAGATACTAATCGCGGAGTCCATTTCGGTTCCAGAGCATAACTCGTCGCCAAGCACGAGGGTGTGTTCATCCGCCATTCGCAGAATCACGCGGAGTTCGGACATTTCAACAACGAACGTGGAGAGCCCCTTGAATAGATTATCATTGCCGAGAATACGTGTCATAATGGCGCGGTAGGGGCGGTATACAAACGACGACGACGCGACATAGAACCCGGCCTGTGCCATAATAACAGCGACGCCGATTGCACGGATGAGACTGGTTTTCCCGACAGCGTTTGTGCCATAAAGTAGCATACCGGATGCTGTGTCCGGTCCTCCTCCCAATTCCACGTCATTGGTAACATAACATTCTTCTTCATTAATTCTCTCGATGAGGCAATGACGAAGCCCGGATGCGCGGACAAATGACGACCCCGCCGCGTCCCCCGAGGCAATGACCGGCCGGCAATACCGGTATTTCCGCGCAACGTAGCACCGATTCTGTATCATATCCACCGCAGATACGAATGCGGTCATATTCTCGAAATCGTGGTAGTATTCATGTAATGAATCAATAAATCCGTAATAAAGCAGTGACACCATATCCGATATTTTTACACGCAAGGAGACAACCGCCGCACATAATTCGTAGATTTGCTGACTGTGGATGGTATTGTTACTCCCGGATGCGGCCGGGTAGGTCAACGCGGATGTATCGAATAATAAGACTTTATTCTTGTCTTTATCAAGGACAATCGAGATCACTTTAGCTCCGGCCGGAGAAGGCAGTTTCTTAATCCTGTCTTCGAGTAGTTTTGTGCGTCGTTTGGTCGCTTGTAATGAAATCCCCATCTTATCGGTTTCGTGGAGTTTGACATACTCCGCCGGGTCCGTCGAACCGGACGCACCCCCCATCGGACGTTCCCCCGCATGTATGAGTTCATTCAATACCCGCTGGACCTCGTCGAGAGATTTCTGGGTAGTCCGATACTCGTCCGTGAGTTTATCCAATTCTGCGGATATCCCGCGCTTCATAATATTGGTTTCAAATAAAGTATCCGTAATCTCTCGGCAGGATTCAATATTCAATGTATTTTCAAACAAATCAAGTAGGAGCGTACTCTTCCCGACAATGTCATCCCGGATATTCCATCTCTCGGAGAGGTATTTTGCGAGCGGAGCGTCTCTCGTCCCAGCGGTCATCGTATATAACTCCCGGATATGCCGCAGATTATGAAACAACACAAATACGTGATAGGGTGTAATCTTGCGTAGAATAATATGACGATGAAGTTTCTCGATATCTTTCATATAAGATAATCTCTCGCGCATCATTCCAACTCCGATGGTCATGGTCTGGGCCGCGGCAGCGGCAGCGGCAGCGGCAGCGGCAGCGGCAGCGTCGTCGTCGTTCACCGAGAGAATATGCTCGGTAATCGCATAATCCTGTTCTAGATCGGACGCACAGAATGTCGGATGTAAAAGCGCGTATTTATACGCACGAGACCCCATCGGTGTAATTGTATGATTTAATAAAGACAATACTGAGCTCAGGCGACCACCGCCGCTATTCCCGTCATCTATTATATTCAGTTGGCGCAACGAATGATTCGCAAGGACCAATCTCTCGGACATGTTTTCAAAGACCGGCTCTTGTATCTTAGAAACCAGGTTTGGATTATGTTCGTAGATGAAGTTCAGGAGAAATACAAGCGACTGGGTCGCATATTCATAGTTCATAAACGATTGTTCGAGAGATTTGGCGTGACCATTTGGATAAAAAGTGTTTAATACTTCCATTTGATAGACTTGTTTGGAACATCTCTCGGCCTTCGTGGCACCGGCACTACCGGCCCCTGCGCCACCGCCCCCGGTGGGTATCCGATGAATCATCTTCGCCTGTATATTTGTATAATGAATAACGTCTTCAACTTCACGTGTCGAGAGATTTGAGATAATAATGACCTCCGATGGAGCATATGACGAGATAAATCTCTCGACTTCATCATATGTAGTAGGATTATGTGTATCCTTATTCTCTGTTTCGAATATAGTTGAACGTCCTGTATAAATATCTATATTTGTCATTCCCATGATAATGGTTCCTCGACTTGTGCTGCTTCCAGAAATCGCATTCCGAGAGATTTTCTCAATCCAGATACACGCAATGTTATTGGACAGTGCGCCGCCCGTGCCCGTGCCCGCACCCGCACCCGCACCCGCACCCCCGGGCACAATATCCGTCGAAAAGAACGTTCCAGGTGAATAAATACCCTGTAATACACGCACCGGCGGATTCTTCACTCCATCCTGGACATAAACCACCGCAGTATACCCAGCGTCCTGTAGTTTCTTCAAATACTTATCCAGTCCATAATCGCGAAACCCCGCCATAACGAATCCGGGTGTTTTATTCGCCTTCGCCAGTTCGCAAATCACGCAGAAATCATCGATACGACTGCCTGAACACGTGACGCCCGTGCCCCCCTCGGCCGTGGCCGCGGCCGGAGTAATTATTTGTCCGTAGACTTCGAAGAACGCACCGACCTGAAGGAGGACAACCGTATTTGGTCCATATTCTGCGGTATATCTCTCGGTTAATGTAAAATACTCTTTAATAAGTGCCATTGTTGATGATATGCCTTATTAACGAACGACTGAATGAATGACCGAACGAAATCTCTCGGATATGATATATATATCTCGCATGTTGCCTTTATTACACATTCATCACCCGCGTAATCACCGCACGACAAACCGGGCATTCATTTTTCGCCATCTTGGTATAACATCCCGAACAACAAACCGTGTGTTCGCACGGCGAGAACCGCACATTGACGCTGAACTTGAAACATAGAATACACTGATGTTCTTCGTCGTCGGTTTCTTCGGGCGCGGGGAGATGCGCGGTAGAGAGCAATGGTGGCCCCGCCTGACCGCCGCCTCCGCCGTTCAGGACTTCCGCAGAGCGAGCAAACTCGGCAATGATTATCCCCGGGTCCATCGTTATCCGTGTATAAAACCCGAGATACCCCGCACGTGCATATTCATTGTCGCATATCCGGACACGCGACCCCGCCGCGTCATTTCTCTCGTAGTATACACTATTATTATCATTCCGAGAGATATTAAACACTATATTCGACGAGATACCTGACAAGGGGATGGTAACCATTTGATTCGCAAGAATCCGGTTATTGGATTCATACGCAAAAGGCGATGTCCTGCGCGACATATACGATTTCTTGATACTGCGATGTTCATCATACATAAAATCGCGATAGGCCCACGCCTGATACTCACGAGCGGGTAACCAATTCGCACGGGACATGCCTGGATTATCTACTAGAAAAACCGAGACGTCATCCATATCCATAATCGGTATCGATGACGACGACGTCATCGTGTCATGAATCTCTCGAGTTACGATTACCGCCCCAGTCCAGTCGTTCAGCACATCACGCACGTAGTCAGGAATATCCGCCAACCGCGCGATATAGGTCGGTAAATACGTGTCATTATCGGGGCGATACACGATATACTCGCCGACCACATGCGGCTTCTCTCGGTAATAATTCGGACGTTCTTTATATCCGGCATAAGCGTCGCGTATGGCGGGTGACACGCCGCCGCTGCCGACAGACGAAGTCCATTCGCGGGTTATCGGGTTTCGAATACATATGTTCATATTTACGTGCGTACGTAATCAGTAGGTATATGATACTACATTTTTCGTTTTATGTCAGTTACACTACACGACCCTACAGTAAATGGTATAAAGCATTTTCAACGTCACTATGTATTGAGATACGCAGACATGGACGCTTTTCGTAGAAACAACATACCGATGATTACACTTGATGTGCGTATTTCATGCGATACATTCTGGAATTACAAGTTCAATATTCCAATCCGGATAAATGATTATTACAATCCAGAAACGCGGAGTGACCGCAATATCAATAATGGCCGGCACGGCGGTCACGGCGGTCACGGCGGTCACGGCGGTCACGGCGGTCACGGCCATCACGGCCATCACGGCCACGGTGCGGGCGGCGCGGCTGCGT